TTATCCGTGAAACTGCTGGTATTCCCGCATTGCAGCTGTACGGCGGTCATCAAGATAAGACGCCAAATCAGTGATATGGACGCCTTTTGCGGCCTTCTGACTTTCTTCAATTCTTACGAGTGGGATTTTAATGTCGCCACACGTTACCTTGCGAACGAACTTTTCAGGCGTGAGGTGAGGGAAGTAATCACGGCAAAGGTCATCAACTGGGATGATAGCCTTGCCGTTGTATTGTGCCATTAGAAGGAAGGCGGTGTTCATTCCGACGCTCCCGGTGAGGCTGGGAGGGGACGATATGCAAAGACAAGACTTTCGAGAATTTTGTGCTCGCGAAATTCGTATGGCGGCTTTCCTACCCCATGACGATAGAACACACATGCTCCATGCCATTTCCCGTCACGGTAAAAAGCATCTGCCATTGAAACGTCATCGCGATTGTAGGCGATGCGAACGATCCGACCACTCTTGGCAGTATCGTCAATCGGCAACCAGCCGTCCGCTACAGGCTGAGTCAAGAGGGCGCAAATTGCGGCAGCGGCATCACGAAGATCGGCTAATAGGATGCTTGGAGACTTTACTCTGACCCCCGTTTCGTCTCCGGCAAACTTGGCTTGCTCTGTCATCCGCACCAGCTGAGCGATATCGTCATTCAAGCGATTAAGTAAGCCGATGTGCGCTTCCTCCAACGCCTGCGCACGCGGGGATGGTTCCAGTGCGGACGCCTCGATTGCGGACAGGATGCGAGCCTCATAATCGGCCTGTGCTGCTGCTTTGGCTTCGTCAACCGTAGCAAATGTTTTGCCCGAAACGATTGATCCAGTCAGTTCAACATGAACGAACCCGCTTTCATTCCATATTGCTTCAAGGCAATAAAAGCCTTTAGTTTCAGTGCGGGCAACATGATAGGGCGGCTCTCCTGACCACTCCAGCGCCTTCACCTTCACCCCTTGCAGGAATGGGGCGGCTGCGGTGAGGGCGGCATGCATTGGATTTGAACGGTTACTATCGCCCAAAACCTTGTGATATTCGGCGTGTGCCGCCTGTACTGCTTCATCTGGGATGGCCGGGGTCATGTGATTATCTCCCTCGTAGCGGGGTGCCGTCTCGGCATAATCTTGGGTGATTGTTTTTGGCGGGACACATCGACTGGAACCATCAAAAGCCCCTTCGATTGCCAATAGGCTTGTGTCCGCTGGATGCCGCGAAGCCAGAAGAAATATTCTTCCCACTTCTCAAGGCGATGCTGGTCTAGTGCCTCATGACAGGACGAGCATCCGAAGGCCGCGTGAAAGTCATCGCTCTTGTTGCCCATGCCTTTGACATCTGACGGGCCGTGGCAAAGAACCGTTGTTGCATTGTCGTGGTTGCACACACCGGGGATTTGGAACGTGCAAGCCATCCCCTTGGCGCTGTTGCGCAGTTTGGTTGATACAATGCCCATCATTGCCCCCAATCAAGAGAGCCGTTGCGATATGACACGCCGCGTTCAACTGCGATGATTTCAGCAGTCTTGCGCACATAGTCGCGCTCGATGTGTTTATAAGCTTTCTTCTGGCGCTTGGCCTTTTCGAGTTCGGCCTTGAGCTTGTTTGCTTCACGGTGAAGGCGAGGCAGAGGGTCAACGAAGCGTTCCCAGAGATTCCGGAACTTGGATGCGATGAATGAAATGATCATGACGCGTTCCTTTCTTCAAACTTCCGATCTTCGGGGTTTGTGAGGTAGAGGCCTTGCTCTGAAAATTCGCGATGAACAGCGTCGAGGTAGGATGAAAGCTGCTTGGTTGTCATCAGACGCGTTACAGCCCAATCAAGAGGAACCTTCATCATGCGCAGCTTTAGCTCGTAAGGCAGCGGCTTGATTACTTCATCGTATTCCACTTTGAACGCGTCATTCTCATTGCGAAGAATAGGTATGCCGATGTGTAGCTTGCAGTAAGCGCGCACATCCTCTGCCGACCGATCCCCCAACTGTTCGGAAATTTCTTTCATCCAAAGACGCTGTAGGCGGTTCTGTTCGTTTGTTTTATGCTTGCCTTTGGTGATCGTGACGGTGATCGGGCCTTTCTGCTGCTCTATAAACTTGAACAGCAAGCGACGATCCCAATCTGTGACGACTGAGCGGGTTGTCATGGCTCACCTCAATATGGAATTTCATCATCCAGATCGCGGGCAGCGCTGGAGGATTGATTGCTGTTTGCATTTCCATCGTTGCGGCTATCGAGAATCTGCAATTCACCGCGGAACTTCTGCAACACGATTTCAGTGCTGTAGCGGTCGTTGCCGTTCTGATCCTGCCATTTGCGTGTTTGAAGCGCGCCTTCGATGTAAACCTTGGCACCCTTTTTCAGATACTGCTCGGCAACCTTGGCAAGGTTTTCATTGAAGATGACAACGCTGTGCCACTCGGTGCGGTCCTTGCGTTCGCCGGTCTGACGGTCGCGCCAGTTTTCCGATGTCGCAATGCGCAGATTGGCAATCTGATCACCTGAATTGAGGCGGCGTATTTCAGGGTCGGCACCAAGATGGCCGACGAGAATGACTTTGTTGACGCTACCGCTCATAATACTCTCCTAGCTTCTGATCGTGCCTGCCCACCTTTGATCCGGCAGACCCAAGCCGCGCTCACTCCATAAGCATCAGCTATGTCGCAATATCTGCCATCGGCACTTCTGATTTCGTTGACCTGATCATCTGATAATTTCGTGGGGGCTCGACGGCGGCGCGCTTTATCCGCTGCGTTTTCAACGTCTGTCCCAATACGAAGATGTTGAGGATTGACGCAGCAAGGTTGGTCGCAGCTATGCAAGACCAAATATCCTGAAGGGATTTCGCCACGGAATGCCCTGAAGGAAACGCGATGGGCCTTTTCTATCGATCCTCTGACGTTAAAGTGCCCATATCCATCCGAATTGATATAACCGGTCCATAACCAGCATCCGCTGTTTGGTTCCGGCGAAACCATGTCATTGAAATTAGCTAGCTGCCGGTCGTTGAGGTAAGCCATTATGCTGCTTCCTTCTGCGATGCGAATTTCTTGAGGTGGCCGATCCAAGCGGCTTTGAATGTCTGAAAATCAGCATCAGAGAGAGCGTTGATTTCGCTATCCTGCTTGGCCTTCCATTCAACGGATGCGGCGTGCGTTTCCTGCTTCACAAGGTTCGTCAGCAATGCTTCTAGCGCAGGGGATTGCCGCTTGTTTGCCGCTTCTTCTTGACGAAATTCTTTCGTCAGATCGTCCCGGTACTTGCTGTCATCGAACATGCCCATATGCACGTCAGCACCGACGCCAATTAGCTTAAGGGCGTTCGTAATTGCGTCGGTGAATGCTTTCTTGAAAGCTTCATCATCCCCAGAAAGCCCGTGCTTGTTCTTAGCTACAACCTTGTCGCCGCCAACGCCCCAAGAGCGCTGTTCTGGCTTTTCGTACCAAATCGAGACGGTGCAGTAGACTAGAACCTCGCCTTCTGCTCCAGGTACGACCTGAAACGTTGGTTCGTAAATTCCCCATCCTTGACCGACCGGCCCGAATTCTTCTGTCATTCGCTTGTATGACCACATGGGCTTGATAGCCGTTCCAGAAAAACCGCCAGAGCGTTTGAATGATTTCGTATGTGATGGGTCTGTTTTGCCGAGGCGTTCCCACAGATCGAGATTGGCTGTCATCACGCAACCTTCCGTTCTTCTTTGACGGTAACGCCGTCTATGTTGTGATTGCCGCGAGCAACGATCTGGCGAGCTAGATCATCAAGGAAGTCGCAAAGCTCGACCTTGTGATGCGCCCAGACAAAGCGAGCGAATGCCGTGTAATCGGTCACTTGCGGGACGTAGGAAGTGCGGAGAGACGCGGCGCGACCAAAGCCCTTTGCAGATGCTTTCTCATTACCGATCCGGCGCGCTTGCGAATCCGCCGCCTTGGCCTCTTTCACAAGCTGTTCTGCCTTTTCGTTCTGCTCAAGATTATCGCCGGTACGCTGGCGCATCGCCTCCATAGCGAGACGGTTCTTTTCCTCGGCTTCTTTTAGAGCTGCAGCCTCTCTCTCAAGTCGTTCGGCTTCCTTCTTCTCAAGCCATGGCGTGAGAGCTTTCTTGCAGGCCTCAATTGCCTTCACAGTCTTGCCGGTGACAGACTTTGTATTGCCAATCAGGAGGTTGAAACGTCCCTGAATTTCGGTCTTCGCATCGTCGTGAGGCTTAGCCTCGTCCTTGCGTGCTTCGTCTGCCTCTTTCTCAGCTGCCTGAATAAGGCGCATGAGTTTCTGGATCTCGTCTGCCTGATCTTGGCTTGTGATTTCTTCGCCATCGAGCCAAAGCTTAGCTTCGTCATAAAGACCTTCGATCTTTTCCTTGACGGTTTCATATGCCGATGGAGGATTGTTGCCGCCGATGACGGCGCGTTCGTTTTCCGTTGTCATGCCATCACCTTGCTAAGCTGAGATTGCGGAATGCAGAGTTCCAAAGGCGTGCGGACTTCTGCCAGTATTCGGAGGCTCGAAGGCCGTTGCCTTTGATCTCGGCGTAAATGGCCCAATCGCGATATTCCTTCGCCAAACGGCGCTGTGTCTGCGAAAGGGAGAAGAACTGTTTCTTTGCTTCTTCGCTCATGCCGCTAACACTCCTTCCTCAGTCAAAAGCTTATGATCTGTGAGGGTGAGATAGATTGACCGGATTTCCTTACGTGCGTCGTAAGGGAGAGGGCGGGCGAGAAGGTCGCCAGCTGCTTCAATCCGCTCATCAATAGATTTGTCTGTGCTGATTGCGGTCAGATACAATTCGACCTGCTCAGCGCTGAGGTGATCGGCATGATTGGTCATGATGCCACCCGCTGATCAGTGAGCGCGTTTTCTGACAAGCGCTTCATGGTTTCTGTCAGAGGATTGATGAACTCGACTTCGACACCGTTCTTGCGGCCAAGCTCGATGACATTACCAAGAGCGCCCATGAATTCGCGGAACTTGGTTTCTTCGGCTGTTGGCAAGGCTGCAATGAACTGGCGAGCCTTCTCAATCAAAAGTGCAGTATTCGCCCCCTTGATAAACTCGTATTGCTGCTCGTAGATGTGGAGTGCGTTTGGCTTCCGCCACTTCAAAACCAGACTAAATTCGACGTTGGCTTCGATCGAGAATTCAACGCTAGCATTGGACTTACCCTTCGCAGCAAGAGCCACTTGAAGTTCGTTGCAGACTACCTGCATTCTCTGGATGGTCATTGAATTAGAGGACATCTGTTTCACTCCGAGCGATTTCCGCCATTGTCGATGCATGGCTGAGCATGAGAATTGTTGCTGCTATGGCGATGATGAAAAGGGTGAGGGCGAGGGCGGCGTAGATCATTTCGCACCGCCTTCGCGGGCTGCGATCATGGCGTCGGCATACAGATATGCGTTGGTTGCAAGATTGCGCCTGATATCCGCGTCCGTGCGATAAGGGCCTATTTCCTTGTTAAAATCGGAAACGAATTCACTGGAAAGAAAACCGTGAAGCGCTTTCGCTGCGATGTAATCGCGGAGCGTCATGCCTTCGTGAAAGAAAGGGGTCTCGCCGTTGTTGCTTCCACCTTCGAACGTGACGGGGAAAGCTGGACCGCCTGTTTTAATCTTGGCCATCGTCTTACCTCCACCGGCTGTCTGAGCCGATGAAACGGCTTTCATCACTGGTGACAGTGAACAGGTGAACGTTGTCTTCGCGGGTCACTGAGCCGTGGGCCAAGTGAAGATGATGCGAAAACATGATGCGACGATAGCGGGCTGTCGTATCTGGATTGCTTGCCAGCCATACGCGGTGCTTTTGCCAAGCATCAGCCATTACGCGCTTCTGGCGCGTGTTATCGCGGGCCTTAACCGCTGGCTTTGCAACCGTGTGCGCAATGCCTGCAAAGGCATTGTCAAGGTCGTTTCCGGTGATCTGGTATGTGGAGTGCATGTTTCTGTCTCCTGAATAAGCATTCGGGAAACCGCCATTCCGGGCGGAAACCGGAAGGCTTAGGCGTGAACCTGTTCCATCGAGCGATCGAACATCATGTTCGCAGCATCGGTGCGGAATTTGTGGTTCAGCATCTTGCAGAAGGTGCTATCAATTCCCGTGATCTCCGCGGCGATCTCGCAAGCTTTCAGGCTGTAGTTCAGGCCGACTTGCTTGTACCCGTCACCAAATCCCTTCACGGCATGAGGGGCGAGAGCAATTGCTTCCAAGGCGATGATTACCTGCCTGACTTCGTTCTTGATTGCTTCGGTGTTCATTTGCGTTGCTCCCAACTCGTTTGTTGAGATGTATAATATACGCATACGTATAAACGTCAATACGAAAAATGCGTGAACGTATAAATTAATTTATTCCACGTATAATCGCGCATACAAAAAAAGCCCCGCTTTCGCAGGGCTTCGGCTCAGGTAGGCAATGCACTCACTCAGCAAGGAAATCGAGAAACTTTTGAATCAATCCGCGCTGATCTACAAGAAGATTATTCAATTGGCGAACAGCTTCTGTCTCAGATATCCTGCCCGCTTCATAATCTTGTCGTATCCTTGCCGCCTGTCCGCGTAACCACTCAAGTCGCTCAGAGTCGCTCATCGACCTATTTGTTGTCTCTTGTGTGGGGACTTTTATGCCTGCCAACATATCTATGCCCTCTCGATTAGATCACTCAGGTGATTCAAAACCGGCTCACATCTAACCATTAACATGGAACTACGGTTCCCGTAAAATGCAAACGGTCGCGGGCAATCGATTGATACAAACCCGTATGTTCTGCCTGAAACGTGAATCGGTATTATAAGAAATGATCGATAGTTGACGCCCGACAGTGTCGGACTATCCCCAGCTGACTTTCCGAAGCCCTTTAAGTCATGAACAACGCGCGGTTTTGTTCCATTGGTGATTGCGCGATAGCCCATAAGTTTGGTGGCATCGAACTCCCGGTTAGTTGGCCGGGTGTTTCCTGGGTTCCGATGCTTTATCTTCATCCTGGTTGTACTGTTACCTGTATAGAGAACAAGCGATACAGAAATTTGTCCTTTAGAAGAATTGGTGATTAAGCATGCATAGTTTTCGAGAATTCCTAAGCAGGAGCGTATAGCATCGTCGTTGTCACCCCGACTTGTTCGCAATTTAATCAGTGACAGAAACTCTCCCACTCTAAGCATCATATCTGCGTGAATTTCTGGAGCTGTGGAGTTTTTGTCTTTACTTCTAGCGTTGCAAAACTCAACAAATGCACTTCCCACGAAAACCGCACCCGTAGCAAGCGCCGCTTGAACTGCATTGATATTCCCGTAGAAATACGCGACCGTTGGCGCCGATGAAGCCATTCCCGTCTTAGAAACGAGATGTGCTCCGCCCCAAAATCTGAACCGGTTGCTTCCATTCCACCAAGCACGCAAACGGTGATTTAATCTCTTATAAAGAGGGTACTCATCGGCTAGCCATTCGGCTACCTTGCGATCCGTATTATTAGCCAATCCGTGTCCCCCGCCACGTAAACACAAAGAGCAATCAATCTCTTAAGTTCAGTTATCTCGGTTTAATCCAATCAATTGGTGCGGCCCATTCGACAGGTACATCAATGATGTCGCTGGCGTTGAAACTTGTGAGCGTCCAAAGACTATCTTCACTTCCTCGGCGCAGTGTTTTCACAAGAAGGCGACCATCAGCCAATTGAACTACACACAACTGATTTTGCATTTCTTCTGGTGGCAAATGACGCGACCAATAAATAAGCCAATTCTCATGGAAGACGGGCAACATACTGTCGCCACGGATCTTTGCAGCTACGGTTGACGGTTTTGCGTCTTTGGGAGCTTCGACCTTTTCATCTGCGCCATCATCAAGCGGATAGATCGCTTGACCTGCACCAATGTAGCCAATGAGCCTTACGTTATTTTCGCCCTCAGAGAAGTTCCCATCTTCCGGCGTGGCAACTGATCTATAAAGTTCCACAATGGCGTCACGCCTGTGGCCTTCTGGTTCCGACCCTTTGAGCCACCGACTGACAGTTGCCTGCGTCGTTTCAAGTCGAGTTGCCAAATCGGTCTGTGTCCAGCCCGTCTCTTTAAGAATCGCACGAAGATAAAAATCGATCTGTCTCATGGCGAAAAGCCTAGCCACATAAATTATGAAAAGAAAAATACGAGCGCGTATAATCTTTCTATTGAAATCTATACGTATGCGTATATTATACGGGTTATGAACACACTTCGTCACATCCGTAAGCAGGTTTTCAAGCTCACCCAATCCGAATTTTCGGAACTGGCGGGCGTAACCCAAGCGACTATCTCCCGTTGGGAGAATGGCGTAGCGCCTTCGCTTGAGGAAATGAAATCAATCCGGGCGGCAGCGTCTGCACGGAAAATTCGATGGGATGACAGATGGTTCTTTGAGCCTCCAGCGCCCAAGCGCTCCCGTGCGAGGGCAAGCGCATGAGCGACGTTATCCAAGTTGCCGAGCTTCGTGCATTTGTTGAGCGTATCGAACGCGATGAGGAATTCATCCGTGAGCGCAACGCTGACAAGTCCGAAACATACAAAGAGCTTAAGGCTCGCGGTTATGACGTGAAAGCCGTCAAGAAGATCGTTGCTGCTCGACGCATGGATACGCACGTTCGTGAAGAACAGAACATGGTTTTCGATCTGTATTGGGAAGCCCTCCATGGTGCGTCTCATGTGCATGCACGCGCACACGTAGAAAACATTGAACAATTTCCCGCTTCGTCTGCTCTCGCCCCCAACCTCCCGGCAGACGAAAAAGCCGTGCCACCTTTCAATAAGCGTGGCACGGCTTCCTCTCATGGTCAGGATTAGGCGGCGATGAGGAAACAGCCTGACCAATTCTCAAATTCAAATGCCCGTCGAGCGTTTATCTCGCGATCTACCAATCATGGCCGGGTCTTCGATGGTGCTAGCGGATGCCTCCGGCTGTGGCACAGCATGGTTGGTCTTAGACCTCACCGGAACCTTGAACATTCCGTTGTGTGCCTGTGCGTCCGCGTCATTTCTTCGGGCTATCGCGGCTTTGCGAGCGTTTTGCAGAACTCTCCAAGCGTAATACCCGATCAATTCCAAATTCTCTCTCCTGCGTTCGTTTCGTCTCAGGCTCTCCATGTCCTGAAACGTAGCGTGGAGGTTTTCGGAAATGTCCGAAAAGTTGTCGGAGAAATCAGAAATGTCTGAGTTGGTTTTCGCGTCCAAGATTTTGAAAGAACGCATCGCGCCTCCATCGGCAGCGAGTGGTATCGGCGCGCGAATCCTTACCGCATCACGAGCACTCAAGTGGTCATTCAATCGAACCAAGGACGTTTGGTACGCCGATGAACGCGTATCGATCAAGCCCAAAGAGCTACGAAAAGTAGAGGAGGTGTCCGGTGTCAAATACGGACAAGAACTCGCAGAAGTTGACAAACTCATCAGCCGAGCATCGGAAATCTTGGGGCACAATGATCCGGATCTCGCTCGCCCTGTCGCTGCTGCGATGCGGGCGCTCCTTAGCGCTTTGGATAGCGCCAGAACTGGCAAACCCAATGGCAAAGACTGGCATCATCCAGACGCTCGTTGAGTGGGCGATTGTCGCCCTGATCATCGTATTTCCGCCGCTCGCCGTTGCTGTTGTCTATGCGAAGTGGGTGGCGTGATGACAGCAAGCGCACGCGGTCTTTTCAGAGCTACAGGGAATAAGCCTAAGCCGGTTCACATCATGCTCGACGGCGAGATTGTGAAAACCGATTCCCTTGAGCGTGAACCAAACGAGTTTTATCCGACACCGCCAGAGCAGACGCGTGCCTTTCTCCATGCTGAGATTGAGCGCCTGCGCGACTTCCCTTGCATTTGGGAACCTGCAGCAGGTGACGGGGCAATGGTTCGCGAAATGGAATCTCTTGGCCTTGTTGTACGATCGTCCGATCTGATTGATCGCGGCTGTGATGCGGATATCCGGTCTTTCTATGATTTCCCCGTATCGCCAGCCCCTGCTATCGTCACCAATCCTCCTTTCGATCAGTGCAGTTGGGGCGACGGCAAAGCACGCTGGCTTTACCACGCGCTTGATACCCTTGATGTTGATTACATGGCGCTATTGCTCAACTGGTCTTGGCCGGGGGCAGGTGGACTTGCATCATTTTGGGGCCGATTCCCTCCTGCACGCGTCTACCTCATGCGTTGGAAGATCGATTTCACCGGGCAGGGCGCGCCCCCAATGCTCAATGCCTGGTTCGTCTGGGATAAAGAGCATCACGGCGAAACAGTTCTACGCATGCTTGACCGCAAAGACGCCAGACAAGGCGAATTGTTCGGGGGTGCACTATGACGGCCGTCACGCGCCCCGTTCTTCGTTGGCATGGTGGCAAGTGGATGCTCGCACCTTGGATCATTTCACACTTTCCAAAGCATCGCGTTTACGTCGAGCCTTTTGGCGGCGCCGGATCCGTGCTGATGCGCAAAGAGCGCAGCTATGCTGAGGTGTGGAATGATCTGGACGAACATGTCGTCAATCTTTTCCGAATTTTGCGTTCAGATGAAGCACCGCGACTGGTTGAGTTATTAAGGCTGACACCGTTTGCAGCAACAGAGTTCAGCACCGCCTACGAGCCAACAGATTACGCTATGGAAAAAGCGCGTCGCCTGGTTATTCGCAGCTTCATGGGGTTTGGATCAAACAGCCATGCGCAGCCAAGCGGGTTCCGTTCGAATAGCAATCGTTCAGGTACTACGCCTGCTCATGATTGGGTGAATTATCCCGATGCGCTGCTTAAGACTATTGAGCGATTGAAGGGCGTTGTTGTCCTCAACCGCGACGGCAAAGACGTTATGCAGGCTCATGACGGTTTGGACACGCTTCACTATGTCGATCCGCCGTACATGTTTGAGACCAGGACAGACGGCAAGAGTGATTATTCCCACGAGCTGACCAATGAAGACCATGCGCAGCTGCTTAAGGTCCTTTGTGACCTGCAGGGTATGGTCGTTCTTTCTGGTTATCCGTCAGACGCCTACGACAACGCCTTGTCAGATTGGCGCAGAATAGAGCGCGTTGCATTTGCTGATGGCGCCAGAGAGCGCACCGAAGTTCTTTGGATCAATCCACACTGCGCAGCAAAGCTCGATGCGTTGTCTATGCCTCTATTCGCCCGCAAGGCAGAAGGCGAGGCGGCAGCATGAGACGCGCAGCCAGGCGAGATTTCAGTGAGCCAGAAATAGTCTCAGCACTAACTCAGTGCGGTTTCAGCGTTTATCGTCTGGATCAGCCTGTAGATTTGCTCGTTGGCTTTCGCGGCAAAAGCTATCTGGTCGAATGCAAGACCGGCCACAAAGGCTACGGAAAATCCCTCAATGACAATCAGCAGAAGTTTGCAGACCAATGGCGCGGTTCGCCTGTGGTGAAGCTCTGTAGCGCTCAAGAGGCGATTGATTGGGCTGTCGATGTGGCAGCAGGAGCAAAGCAATGAGCAGATGGGTGCGCGTTCAAGCAGACATACTCGACCATCCTTTGTTCGCCAATTCCGAGCGATCAGAGAGCGATGCATGGCTGTGGCTTATCACGAACGCTGCATGGTCTCCGACGCATCACCGCATTGGGAATGACGTTGTTCCTGTGCCTGTTGGTTCGGTCTTCGTCACCCTGCGCGGACTGGCAAAAGAGTGGAATTGGAAGTCTGAGAAGCGCGTTCGCACCTTCCTTCGCGTGCTCGAAAATCACGAAATGATAGTGACAAAAACGGACGCAGGCAAGACGCAGGTAACTATCTGTAATTACTCGAAATATCAGGAAAGCGGACGCACGCAGGACGCAGAGCGGACGCAAGACGGACGCACTAAATACACCAATACACCAAATACATCTTCACTACGTTCAGATGTTACGGCGCAAGCGCCTGCAAAAGCGAAGCGTGGTTCGAGACTGCCTGATGATTTCATGGCGGATATCTCGGAAGCTGTTCGTCTTGGCCTTTCGGAGCAAGATGCTCACCGTGAGGCCGATAAGTTCCGCGATTACTGGAACAGCCAGCCGGGGCAGCGTGGCGTCAAACTCGATTGGCCAGCCACATGGCGCAACTGGTGCCGCTCAGCCGTAGAGCGCAAGCCTCATCGCAAAGAACCGCCTCCAAAGCCTCGAAATATCGGGGATGCAATACGCGACGAAGCAAGACGACTTGGAGTTTTGAGAGATGAACCAGATAGCGAAAACCGAGGATTTCACAGCGAAGGCCAGCCAGCAGGAAATGTTCGAGTGCTTGACCTTGCTTTCAAGCCTGCCCTCAAGGGCTTCGGCTGACGATCAGGTCAACATTGCTGGTTTCTACATGGCTCTCGAAGGTGTGACGCGCCACGGCCTCCAAACAGCAACGAAGCAAATAATGCAGGGTTCGCTCGGACATGCATTCCTTCCAAGCCCTCCAGAGCTTCGTCAGGAATGCGACAAGGTGATGAAGCCTATTCTCGAAGCCCGCGCCAGAGACAGTTACGACCGCCGCATTCTCAAGGAAATGGCAGTAGACAGCAAACGCGCAGAGTGGACACCAGAAAGCCGCGCCCGCGCAACAGCAAAGTGGGAAGCCACCAAAGCACAGCAGCGCCTCGACAACGTGGCAGAAGAAACCCGGCGCGACCAGTACGACACAAGCCCAGACGCTTGCATGGCTCGCCTTAAGGCAGCAGCCGAAGCCAACGGCGCAGATTTCAATCTGGACAAGATCAAGAACGCGCCAGGCGACACGTTCAAGCAAGCAGGGAGGGCAGCATGATCACGCTGACCAAGCGCCAGAAAGACGCTTACGACTTCATCAAATCTTACGCCAACACGAAAGGCTATGGGCCTTCGTACGAGGAAATATCAGCCGGGATTGGCCTTGCCTCAAAGTCGAGCGTTCACCGCCTTGTCTATGGCTTGGTAGATCGCGGCTTGCTCATCAAGCATCAAGGCGTTGCCAGAGGTTATTCATTCCCACAGCAGGAAGGGAGGGCCGCGTGATGGCCGATACAAAGTTTACGCCGGGGCCGTGGTCGGTCGGACATTTGGGATCGAGTATCGTTTGCGTCAATGCGAAGATTGGCGGCGAGGCAAAGCTATTTGATATTCGAGGCTGGGGATATTTCACAGGAAAAGGGCATGGCGCTCTCGGATTATCTGATGAAGATGCAGTAGCTATTCAGGCAGCTAACGCCAATCTCGCTTCCGCATCGCCGGAGCTTTATGAATCCTTGGAAGACGTGCTTGGACTTATCACACCGGAGTTTGAGCAAAGCCCAATGGTCTCGTTCGCAAAAGCAGCGTTAGCCAAGGCTCGCGGGGAGGCTGTGTGATGTTTTACGCACGGTCAACCCATGTGGACGCTGGCATTAAGCGCAGGAAGCAAGCTGCAAAGGCTGCTCAACTCCTTCTGGTCAGCAGTCAGACTGCTGATGAGCTAGCAGCGATAACCGCACAGAAAGAAGCCATTGAGCGAGCTAGGGCATCTGCCAAGGCCGAAGCCGAGGCGGAATATCTAGCAAAGCTGGAAGCTGCCAAGAAAGAGGCGGAAGCCAACAAAGAAGCTGCAATCATAAAAGCGTTTGCAATGATGGGCAAAGAGGCTCCGGACGACAGGCGCAGAACTTGGCGAGAGATAGCGGAGGATATTTGCCAGCAATCTGATTATTCAGTCAGGTGCATCCTCTCTCGCGACCGCAAGTATGAAATAACGGCGGTGAGAAACTTCGTAATTCTCGCAATATGGGCAGAGCGCGAAGACCTTTCGTTGCCTCGCATCGGACAGTTGTTAGGCGGTCGCGACCATACGACTATTCTTCATTCATTGCAGAAATTCGGCTTCAAAAATCGAGAACAGGCACATGCGTTCGTTCGCAAGTGTCTCGCTGATGGCGTTTCCGCGAAGGAAGCAGCCGCAATTCGTAAAGCGGCATAGGAGAGGGCGATGAACAGAATTGTAATGGAATTGGATGAGCAGGGCATTTTCTCATTCACATCAGATGAGCCGGTTGAGATTTTCGTTGTCTGCGAACACGTGCCGAAAGACCGGGTTTATCAGTCGCGTGTCGATGTAAGCGTAAAGACAGTCGACAACCTTTTAGCTGATAGCCCTGTTGGACATTATGACGACGACACCGAGGGCAAGCGGCCACCGTCAGAGCGGAAACAGCGCACTTTCCAATAACGACAGAAAGCATAGGAGAGGGCGATGCTCTACGTGGTCAGCAACGAACCGGCAGAAGTGCAGATGCAAAAAAGCGTTGATGCCTTCTATGCCAAGAACGGCCCTTGCTGTGCTGGCTGCGATTTCTGGCGCTGGATTAGCGCGACAGTGGGCGAATGTGTCCGCTTCCCTCCCAACCAAAACCATGACGCAGCGGCAGGGCTTGGCATGACTTCATGCTCTTTGCCGCGCTCAACAACAAATCTGACAAAGCGGGATCATTGGTGCGGCAAGTTCCGAGACGATCCTGACCAAGCATAACCCCAGGCGATGAGGAAACAGGCATGGCGGCGACAACAGAGCAGCGAAAAACAAATGACAAGAGACTGCGCGATGCCCTCAAGGTGGCGCGCCGTAAGCATGATGAACCGGGGAGCCTGAAATCGCAGGTGGAAGTGAGTAAAGTTCCAAACCCGTATCACAACCCCGCTCACAAGGTGTCACGTTCAAACCCGTTGAAGGTCAGCGCGCTCGTAAACATCAAAGAAAGCGCGGTTGGAACATTGTACGCTCGTGGACACATCAACGATGCCCAATGGGCGGCAGCAGGACGATTCCGTATGCTTTGGGAGCGCTCAGGAGCAAAGGGAGCCATAGCGATTGATTACAGCCGCGTTCAAGTCGATGGCGGTAAAGCAATCGATCCTTTGCCTGATTTAGTCGTGGAGGCTACGCACCATTTGAATAACTGCTTGCCGGTTCTGGGAAAGAGAACCTTCGATATCATGATAAAAGTCGTCGGACAGGGCATGGAAATAGCCGACATTGCCAAGACACAGCGCGAGAAGACCACTTTCAGCGATTACATCAAAGATGGCCTCCAAGAATTGGCTGTGCATTGGGGATATAAAACACGATAAATAGTTGCCCGCTTAAGCGAATTACACTATATTTTGTATTGTGGTGATTTGCGCTCAGGGCGCAATCCAGTTTGCAAGGCGGCTTTCGGGCCGCTTTTCTTATTCAGGCAGCCTGGATCTATGGCTTCTTCAGCGCCTTCAATTTCGCTACAAGTGTAGTGTACTGATAAACGGCTTTGAGTAATTCCTTAGTCAATTCAATCGCGATTTCACACTCAGTCGCACCAATATTATCATAAGCCTTTGCTTCGATGTGAGCGGCATCGTTACCAAGCAGACGAAGTTCATCAGCCGCTTCGAGAAGCTCCCCTGGTATGATCACAGAGTTTCCGAGTGACTTAAGGCGCAGCATCAAGTTATCGCCGGTTGCCTTTTTATCCTTGCAAAGTTCTTCCAGAACGCGTCTTACCATTAGAGCAGACGCGCGATAACAGCCAGCTGAGTGCGCTTTGATCGCTTCTTCAAGCGACAGCAAAATACTTTCCGGGAGATTTGTACTATCAAAGTCCAGTATTTCTGGCGGATATGTTGTCAATTCACCATCATGATCGGCAAAAAATACAAGCGCTTTGCATTTTTCATTAGGGCAAACGCGAAGCCCAGCTGCCCAATTTTTGTAGGTTTTATCACCATTGATGTCGACATCGTCCCAGACAGCGTCAAGTATTTCGTAGCTGATAGCGGAGAACGCACCTTTGTGCGAACACGCAGGACATCGAAGATTGATCGTACCAAGGCGAAAACCGGATACACTAGCGCGCACGAATTGCATGAAACCCCACTAACTTTTTACCCAATTGGATTGAACCGTGAGTCTCACACCAAAACAAGAGGCATTTGCTCTCGCATTCTTTGAAACGGGAAATGCAGCAGAAGCTTATCGCCGGTCATATGATGTGAGCGAGAATGCCAAGGATCAGTGGATATATGTCGAGGCTTGCCAGCTTCTCGATAACCCTAAGGTCGCCATAAGGCTCAAAGAATTACGTGAACATGCCGAAAGGCATTCAATCTACACTCGCCAGCAAGCATTAGACGAGTACGAGAAAGCACGCTCTCTTGCCATTCAGGCAGGTAATCCGAGTGCTGCGGTATCAGCCATCAATGGCAAGGTGAAGCTGTACGGTCTGGAGGCTCCGGTTAAGACCAAGGTCGAGCTTACGGGTAAGGACGGCGCTCCAATACAGACAGAGACAAGAACATGGCGGGAAGTGCTGCGCAGCGAAAAGAGCTAGAAGCCGGTGCATATCTCACCAATCCGCATCTCTATGACTTTTGGGAGCGTGTCTTCCTCGGTAAAGCGGATATTGCTGTCCTTCACGGTGGGCGGTCGAGTTCCAAGACCAGAGATACAGCTTGCCAGCTTGTTCGATTGATCGATCACCTTCCGGTAAAGATGCGCGTTCTGTGCATCAGACGATTTCAGAACCGCATTCAGGAATCCGTTTATACTGAGCTGAAGTGGGCCATTAATCACCTCGGACTGCAGGCTACCTATGAAGTCCAGAAGACAACGATTATTCACCGTGCAAAGGGTTCAGAGTTCATATTCTACGGGATTGAGCGCAACCTTGAAGACATCAAGGGAACGTCTGACGTTGACATTCTTTGGGTGGAAGAAGCTGAAAAGCTGACAGAGGATCAGTGGGTTGTTATTGGCCCGACGATCCGCAAGGAAGATAGTCTTGCAATCCTTCTGTTCAATCCGAAGTTTGTCACGGATTACGTTTGGAAGAACTTCGTCATCACTGAACAGCCACACTCAGTCGTGAGAAAGATCGATTACACCGAAAACCCGTTCCTTTCGCAAAAGGCGCTGCGCGATATCGCTGCAATGCAGGAACGCAACCCGGAAATGTTCGAGCATGTGTACGGTGGCGTACCGTTGGGAGATAGCGAACTCTCAATCTTCAAGCGCCGCTGGCTGAACGCATGCGTTGATGCCCATAAGCTTCTCAAGGTTGATCTGACGGGGCGAAACATAATCGGATTCGATCCTGCAGACGATGGCGAGGACAACAGCGCGACGGCTGACAAAATCGAAGGCGTCTTTGTTGATGCTGATGATTGGGCGTCAGGAAAGGATGAACTCGTCCAGAATGCGAAGCGCGTCTGGGCAAAGGCAAAGATGCTCGGTGCTACGGTGTCCTACGACACTATCGGTGTAGGTGCCTTTGTCGGCGGCTATATCGATGAGCAAAATCGGATTGACGGCTCTAAGGTTGAGCATTTCGCGTTTCATGCCGGTGGTGCTGTCATGGATGGCGATAAGCCAAGCGATCCGTTGAACAGCAACAGCCCGCTCAACAAAGACGAATATTTGAACCTCAAGGCTCAGGCATGGGCGAACACTGCCCGCCGGGCAATGCTGACGTTCAACGCTGTCGTTCGTGGACAATCGATCAAGCCTGAAGATGTGCTGTCGTTCTCGTCTGAAATGGGCAAGGCGAAACTGGAAGCCCTGTTCACTGAACTTTGCGTCCCTTGGTGGGTGGAGAGTGAAGGCAAGAAGCGCGTTGTTCCTAAGCTGAAGCTCAAGAACGATCTCGGCGTCAAGTCTCACAACCTCGCTGACGCAGTGATTGCGGCGGACAATGTGAACATAGCCATCAATGGCTACACCCTTGAACAGATGATGAAAGCTTACTCATGACCGAGACAAAGCCCCGTGTTCGCGTCAACACTTCTGGCGTGATTACGGATGGATTTGCCAATTTCGTCACCGGTCTAGGGGGCGGGAACGCGAAAACATCCGCCCATACTTATGTGATCGATCATGACCAGGTCACGCTTGAGAATGCCTATCGTGTATCGACATGGTTTGGAAAGATCGTTGATATCCCATCCGATGATGCAACCCGCGAATGGCGCACATGGAAGGCAGAGAAGGGCGATATCGAGCTTATTGAGGCCGAGGAAAAGCGCCTGCAAGTTCGCCAGAAGGTGAGGCAGGCTCTGATCTGGGCTCGTTTGTATGGCGGCGCTGTCATCGTTCCTATCGGGCTGCCGGGTGATAACAGCCAGCCTTTGAATAGCGAGCGTATTGCTAAAGGCTCGATCAAGGCGCTCACAGTCCTTAGCCGTCATGAGATCACTGCACAGGATATGATCACGGACCCGATGGACCCGCTCTATGGTCATCCACGGTCTTACACGATCAATTCAGGTAGCGGTCAACAGGTATCGTTACATCCGTCCCGCGTGATCCGCTTCAACGGCAGAACGGTGAACAATCGTCGGGTAGGGACTGACGGCTGGGGCGATAGCATCTGGATGCATCTGAGTGATGCTGTTGCCGCAGCTGATAGCGCGGCATCCGTGATCGACGCTCTGCTGCAGGAAGCCAAGATCGATGTTGTCCGTATCAAGAACATGGTCAGTCAGATGGCCAATGGCGATGCAGAAGCGTCTTATATCCGCCGCTGGCAGATGGTCGCGGTACTCAAAGGCATCTCTAACGTGCTGATGCTGGATGGCGATGATGAATGGGATCAGAAGCAGATCACATGGACCGGTCTGCCTGATGTTACTAACACACTGTTGAACATTCTGGCCGGTGCCTCAGATATCCCGCTCACACGCCTCACAGGCAAGCAGGAGAGTGGCCTTAGCGGCAAGGATGAGGGGTCACTTCGGAACTATTACGACAGCGTGAAGGCCAATCAGGAGCTTAAGATTTCTCCATCGCTTGCTCCGCTGGATGACATGATTGTCCGGTCAGCACTCGGTCGCACTGATGCTGGTATCTGGTCGCAGTGGGTTCCGTTGTTCCAGCTGTCAGAAACCGAAAAGGCCGAGATCGACAAGAAGGAAGCCGAAACGGTTGATATCTACGCTCGGACCGGACTTATCCCGACTGATGCGCTCGCTAAGACTGCACAGAACCGCATGATTGAAAGCGGACGCTGGCCGGGACTGGATGAGGCCCTTGAGGGAAGCAATCAGGAGATCGAAGCCGGTCTTGATCCTGATGATCTGGAAACAGGCGAGGAAGACGAAACCAAGCGTCAGAATGCAGCCGATGCCGCGCCTCGGACGCTGTATGTTCGCCGTGATGTCCTGAACGCCAGTGAGATCATTGCGCACTTCAAGGCTCAGGGATTTGCAACTACGCTTCCAGCCGATGATATGCATGTCACCATCGCATTCAGTCGCACATCTATCGATTGGATGAAGGTAGGGCAATCTTGGTCGGATAAGATGGAAGTGCCCGCTGGTGGGTCACGTATGATGGAAGCATTCGGCGAGAACGGCGAGGCTAAGGTATTGCTGTTTGCCTCGTCCGAACTCTCATGGCGACATCAGGAGATATTGAACGCTGGAGCGTCATGGGATCATCCTGAGTACCAGCCTCACATTACAATCTCATATGCCGAAGATGCGCCGCCATTAGACACCATCGAGCCGTATCGGGGCAAGATCGTGTTAGGCCCGGAAATCTTCGAGCAGGTCAACGAGAAGTGGATGGAAGGGATTACCGAAGATGGGATTAACGGCTAGCCCGTTCATGCCCGTTCAGCGACGCCAATACGTCTTGCGGCTGCTCTTTGACAGTCCAAGACTGTCCGTTGCCGCCTGAGTTTAAGGCGGTGGTGTAGATGACTGTTCCGTCATAGTTTTCTGTAACGCTCACCACGTGCCGCCAATGGACGTAAACGGGCTTGTCATCGAATGCTAGAGTGAATTGCGCGTAGGACATTTGTGCCTCCCCTTGATTCTCGTCAGATCGTAGCAAGTGCGTCCGACTTCCCGCAAGAGATGAGTTTGCTATGAAGATCGACCTCAAATGGCAGGTGAAGGCGATCGGCTATCGCAAGTCCGATGTCGAACTGCCGCAGATCGAGCCGACTAAAGCCCAGAGAGAGGAGCTTGCCCGCATTTACCTGACAGTTATGCGGGTTTGGCGAGCAGGCGTGAGGGAACGCATATTCCCGGCGTATAAGACAGCCCTTGTCCAACAGATCGCAGCCGACAAGCTCATGCGGGATCGTGTGGGCTCGGTGGAGACAGAGATTGAAGTTGTCGAAGGCGAGGCGGTTCGCTCTGTTTTGTCGTTTCGTGGGTTGTTTCGCCTATGGGCAACCCGGTTGCAGCTCTGGCATATGCGCCGCTTCATTTCGACACTGGTTTACGCGACCAAAGTCGATCTGACGACACAGATGCATGCTGGTGATGTGGCAGAGACGCTTGAAGACACGCTTGCCCGTAATGTCGCCTTGGTCCGAAATGTATCGGATCAGGCTAGAGGACGCATTGCTGATATCGTCTATCGAGGCTTGCAAAACAGGACACCCGCAAGAGCCGTTGCCAAGCAGTTAAGTGAAGCACTCAATCTTTCGCGTGAAAGGTCATTGCGCATTGCGATTGATCAGACACAGAAGCTGTCATCTGCCCTGGACAAAGAGCGACAATTGCAAATCGGCATGACGGAATTTGAATGGCGGCACTCTGGCAAGAAGCACTATCGCCCCGAACACTTGGCGCGAAACGGCAAGGTGTATTCGTGGAATAGTGAAGTAGCTAAGAATGATCCGCCCGGCTTCGCACCATTCTGCGGTTGTAAGGCTAAGGGCATATTGAGGTTAGACTGATGGCAACGATCAAAGGCATGGATCGGCACATCAAGCGTCTCAAGAATATGCAGAAGTCCGCGAAGCAAATCACAGGCGCGCTTTATGCTGCTGGGCAAGATATCGAGCTAGACGCCGAGCATTCAATCACACAGGGCGCTGTTTCGGGCAAAGGGCATGTGCCTTCGTTACCCGGTCAGCCGCCGAATGCTGATACCCATACGCTTGATACGAACATTGAAACGACCGTCGAGGCACTCAACCCGCCGACAGTTCATATAACCAGCCATGCGCCCTACAGCGCAGCCTTGGAATACGGCACGTCTAAGATGGCGGAACGTCCATTCATGCGCCCTGCCACCGAAAAGAACCGCAAGAAAGTATCCAGCAAGGTTGCCGATGCAGTGCGGGTGACTATCCGCAGAGGTTAATTAGGAGCTTATACCACAACGCCTTTGCAGCTCTTCGGATGACATTTCGTTGTGCCATTTCCACCTGGGCTCCAACTGCTCCCATAGCAAGTCGCTCATACGCACGCCGTTGCTCTCCGCTATCGCCCGAAGGGTCGGCAGTCGAAGGATACGCCCACTGACAATAGTTTCCGCGATCTTTGGGTCAAAGGTCCAATTGTTCATCTGATTCCTCCACTGTGGAGACTGATATCATGAAATTTGTAGATGCTGCACCGATCTCGGGAACGAGACGGACCGAAGACGGCTATCTTGTCACGACTGCCCGCAGTGTTCGGACAGGCATCCAGTTGTATGCCGGTCAGGAAGTCGGCAGGCCTGATCTGGCAGTTGTCCGAGTGTATCGCGATGCTGCCGAGGTTTTTGCACCTGACAGCTTGCAATCGTTCAGCCACGCGCCGGTAACGATCAATCATCCGGATGAGTCTGTCACCGCGGACAACTGGAAAGAACTGTCTGCTGGTGAAGTCTCCACAGCTGCCAAGCAGGACGGTGACTGGATCATGTTGCCGCTCATCCTCAAGGATAAGAAGGCAATTGACGCGGTAGAGCAGGGCAAGCGTGAGCTATCTGCCGGATACACCTGCAATCTGGACTGGACCGCTGGCACCACAGCGGATGGCCAGCCTTACGACGCTCAACAGCGCGACATCAAAATCAATCACTTAGCCCTCGTTGATAGAGCGAGAGCCGGTTCACAAGCTCGCATCGGTGACGGTGCGTCGTGGGGCATAAGCCCTTTTTCATCCCAGACAGCAGACGAAAGGAAAAGCCCCATGGCTGATACTCTGCGCAAGGTGCTGGTTGACGGCTTGCAGGTCGAAACGACCGACGCGGGCGCAACCGCCATTGAAAAGCTGACCAAGGACAAAGCGACCCTGGCCGATAAGCTCTCCGAAGCCGAGAAGAAGGCTAAGGAAGCCGAAGAAGAGAACGAAAAGAAGCTTGCCAAAAAGGACGCCGAGATTGACGCCCTCAAGGGCAAGGTTCTCGACGGCGCAGCGCTTGATGCTGCTGTGCAGGCCCGTGGCGACCTCGTCGTTAAGGCCAAGGCTATCGCGCCAGACGTGAAGACTGACGGTCTATCAGACGCTGCTATCCGCAAGGCTGTTGTTGTGTCCAAGCTGGGCGATGGCATGGCCGACAAGGGCGAAGCTTATATCGATGCTCGCTTCGACATTCTCGTAGAGGATGCAGCAGGCACCGAACAGCTGCGCGGCGCGATCACAAATCTCAAGCCAATCAATTCCAACGATGCGGCAGCGCAGTACGAGGCTTCACGTCAGAAGCACCTCGACCGCCTGACCCGCAAGCAGGCGTAAGGAGAACCGCTCATGCCTCCGTTCCAGACTACAACTGCCCTGAAGCCTGCAAAAGGTTATCCGGGCATGATGGCCAATATGGAAGAGTGGAACGCGTTTACGGCTTTTGCTGAAGACGTGACCGCAAATCCTATTGGCTTTGGCCAGCCGGTCATGAAGGGTACTGGTGCCGATCAGGTGAAGAAGCTCGCTGCAGGCGGCGTCTTTGCGGGCATCACCCGAGCAAATATCGACTCTGGCGCAACCGCGACAGCTGACGGTGGACGTTATGGCGAGGGCAAGTCTCTCGGTGTTGCTGACATGGGTGTGATCTTCGTCACAGCTGGCGCAGCCATCACCAAAGGCCAGAAGGTCTATTGGGTACCATCAAGCGGTCGCTACTACGGCGCTTCCGCAACTGGTCGCATCCTGCTTCCGAACACCGAATTTGATGACAACGCCGCCGCTGCTGGCGATGTTGTCGCTGTTCGTCTCCGTATCACCCCCGGCAATGACCCGGTAGCGGCTGTAGCCTAACTCCGGCGCGAAACAAGGACATTCATACAATGCGTAATCTTAACGACGCGGTCGGGGTCGATATCGGCTTTGTCCGTAACCAGTCGCACGTGCTCAATTCTCGTGCGTTCGAAATCGAATATCCGGAGATGGATTATGCATCTCTGGTGCCGGTTAACACGGATTATCCCGAATGGGCTTCCGGCGTAGACACCTATGTCGGTGACAAGGTCGGTGCCGCGAAGTGGCAGTCGGGCTACTCCAAGGATGTGCCGCTCGCCGACGTTACTTTGCAGATGGTCTCAAGCACATTTGCGATGTATGCGGTCGGCTATCAGTGGAATGTCGAAGAACTCGGCAAGGCGACCTTCGCCAACTATCCGCTGACTTCCCGTAAGGCAACTGCTGCCCGCTTTGCTGCGGAAGTGTTTGTCTGGGAAACGGCGCTTATCGGCGCAGGTCATCCGGGCTGGACTGGTTTCATCAATAACCAGTACATTACGCCAGTGGTTGCCCCTGCAACCGGCACATCTGCCCCGCAGACGGCATGGGTTCTGAATGATGGTACAGGCAACAAGACACCTGAACAGATCGTTGCCGAGCTCAATAGCCTTGTCATGGGCCCACCTTCGACCACTGGCGTTCTGACATCGCTTCTGGGCGACACAATCCTGCTGCCGCCTCTGGCTTTGACCTATCTGGTCAACACACCTTACGGTGTTACCAGCCCGAACACGAACATTCTCCAGTATTTCGTTGCCAATAACGAATACACCCGCCGCACGGGTCGCCCGATCACCATTCGTGAGCTTCCAGTGCTCTCGACATCGGCAACTGTCGGGGTTGCTGGTGGTGGCCGTGCAATCGGCTACCGCAATGCTCAGGATGTTCTCGAACTGCCTATGCCAATGCCGTACGGCTTCCTGAACGTCTATCAGGATGGCCCGCTCCAGTACACGGTTCCAGGCATTGGCCGAGTCGGTCAACTCCAGATATTCAAGAGCAACGGTGTCCGTTATCTCGACGGCATCACGCCGGTTCCACCGGCTGCGTAATCGAAGATGGCACAAACGGCCCCGGCACAACGTCGGGGCCTTTCTCATTCAAGAGGCGACCAATGCAACGTATCAAGAACCTGACCAACTCGCCGTACGACATTCGCGTCAAGGGCGGAAAGACTGAGCGCCTTCCAGCTCGCGGCGAGATCACGGTTGATGTTGATCCGCTCCATTTGCCGCTTTACCGCACGATTGGCTATTTCCAGCTATTTGAGGGGCCAACAGTCCCTAATGCCGAACTGGTCGGCAGCTGGAAGGACGGCAAGCCTGTTTCCGATAAAAAGGCAAAAGCAACAAAAGACATCGACCCTGAGCTTGCCAAGCTTCGTCAGGACTATAAGGAACTGACTGGCAAGAAGTTCTTCCACAAGTGGGATGTGGCAGATCTGCAGAAGCGGATTGACGCTGCACTGGCAGGTTGATCATGGCTTACGAGAACCTCACACCGGCGCGGTTCAAGCAGTTGAAACCGCAATTTGCCGATGTCGATGATGCTGTCGTGCAGGGCTATATCGACATGGCGTCTGTCTTCATCGATCAGTCATGGCCTGAAAAGCTCTACGAACAGGCTTGGACGGCTTATACATGCCATTTAATGACCATGGACGGGCTAGGAACGGACGCAGAGAGCCGCTCAGAGGCTTCCGGGCGTGCTCAGTATCAATCCATCAAATCTGGTGAATTGACTTTGACGCGCTTCCAGAAGGCCGCAGGCGATATGAATTATGGCGACTGGTTATCCCAGACCAAGTGCGGCGCTTACTTCTTCCAGCTTCTCAAAATGGTGAAAGGAGGCCCACGTGTTGCCATCGGAGCAATCGGTGGCTGTGCTTCTGGCTATGCGAAAGATTGGCAAGGCCCGGCTTATGGCTGGCCCGGTGTCTTCGGAGGTCTGTAATGGCTGTTCCCACTCCTGAAAAAGCAAATCTGCAAATCCGAATGACCAATAAGGGAAAGCTACGAGCCTTCTGGAAGGGTGAGGAATTGCCCTGTATCAAAATATCGGTTGATGCTTATCGTATGCAACGAGCAGAAGTTACGCTTTCTTTCGTTGGACCACAGGTCAACCTCAATACAGAGCCGGATGATGCATAATGGCTGGTCTTCTCGATACTGACGACATTCAGCAGCTGTTCGGTGATGTATTCTCGGATATTTACGGGGATGGCCAGCTCATTACCGTCACGATGGTGCGCGGCCCCGGTGGCGTGCAGGTGCCACAGGAAACGTCTGTGCCTTGCAAGGTTCAGGTTGATCGGTGTGATGAAGCGATGCGCCAGTCAGCCGGATATACCGCTGAGGACGTCAAGCTGCTGGTATTGCAGGCCGGTATCGCGGTTGTACCAAACAGTGACAGCATTGTCGTAGCGCGTGGTCAGAGATGGAAAGCCAAAAGCGTTCGATCAGATCCTGCAAGTGCGTATTGGATTATCCACGGCACCAAGGACAACTCCACGGAGGAAGACGATGGCGAAGAAGACTAAAGAGGTTGCCACGCAGCCCTCCAGCCGGTGGTTTCAGGTGTCGGGCGAACGGTTTGATTGGAAGCTTAAGCCCAACGTTATGATCACATTTCCGCATGGATCGATTGGCTATCGTCCTTTAGCCTGCATTGAAGCCGGTCTTTCACTTGGCCTGATCAAGGTCATTGAAAAGCCAGACGGTTATTCTGTCGATAAGGCCGGAAATGTGGTGCGCGATGGCAGTTGATCTTTCAAGACCTCTTAAAGCTGCGATTGTTGACCACCTCTTTGCCGACACTCTTTTGACATCTCTCGTGCCTGCTGATCGCATCTATGCGATGTCACCGCCAGCAAGCCCCAAGTGGCCATTTGTCAGGTATGGCAGCCCAATAGCTTCGCCATACGAAGCCACCTGCTGGAATGGCGCAACCGTAACAGTCACACTCCATGCTTTCGCGGAAACGAAAAAAGCCACGTCAACAGGCCCATTCTATGCGGGTGAGGATAGGGCGCTCGATATAGCCGCCGCGATAGTGAAAGCCATGGAGACATTCGATCCTGATGGCCTAGACATTATCGAGTGCGAATGGACAGGCACACAGTGCGTAAAAGATAACGACGAAGCCGATCAATGGCATTCGTGGTGTCAGTTTTCGATAACCGTCGTTGAGCCCCAATAAGCATCAATCATTCAACCAGCCATGACGCCGCGCCGACTAGGTGACGGCGCGTTTTGTTATGGAAAGGAAAACCCATGGCACGAGAAAAGTATTCAGTTAAATTTGGTCAACAGCAGCTCCTTATCGGACCTGTCGTCAACGACAATGACAGTGTGCCACCAGCAGGTTCGATCTTTTCGGCTCCTTGTGGCATCACAGGTCTGACCCGTGCAGTGACTACCAACACGAATGATGTTGCTCTGCCGCCGTGCGAAGATCCTGAGGCCGTGATCTGGCTGGGCATCGACGCCGTTTCCAAGCGCATGACACTCACCTTCACCGGAACGCTTGCTGATGTGGCTCTCCCTGTCTGGGACGATTATGCGATGAACGGCGATATGCGCTGGGTTCGTTGGTATCGCAATATCGGCGCTCCTAATCAGGGCTATTGGGAAGGCCCTGCGCTTCTCACCGAGTATTCCGAAGAAAGTGCTGATCGTGGCCGCTATACCAACTCCGGCACAGTCATTTTCGACGGCCAGCCTGACTGGGTATCTATTCCGCCAGCGCCAAGCATCACTTCTGGCGTTGCCATTCCAGCGACAGCGCCGACCGAAGCCGTGGCATTTGTAGCGACACCGGGAACATATACCGGCACACCGTCTCTCGTTTATCAGTGGTTTGCGGATAACGTTGCAATCGTTGGCGCCACCACGGCCAGTTACACCCCGGCAGCGGGTGATGTGGGTAAACGCCTGCATGTGGTTGAAACAGCAACTAATGCTTCCGGCTCCATCAATACGAAGTCCGAACAGTCTTTGCCAGTTGTGGCGGCTTGAGGTGATTGATGAGCAGCCCAAACTTGAAAGCTGAGGTTGTTCTGACGTGGGGCGATGGGGAATACCTGTTTGCCCTGCGTGGGAAAGAAATCGAAGAGCTGGAACATCAGTGCGGTAAGGTCGGTATCGGCGCTATTTATCAGCGTGTCGTCATGGGCGTTTGGTTCTGGGGTGATCTTTATCACGTCGTCCGTCTCGGCCTGATCGGTGGAGGTACGGGCGCGGTCGAAGCCAAGCGGCTCGTTGACATGTACATTGGCAAAGAAAAGCCATCCATTCCGCTCGTCTCCGGTCCAAACAACCCCGAAACAGTTGCTCAAGCAATTCTCAATGCTGCATTTCACGGCGTTGGAGATATCAACACGGGGGAGCCGAAAGCCGGGGAAGCCCCGGCGACCGCATAGAGTTCGGCTCTTATCGAGCTGCATTCATAAGGGCAGGCGTCGATCCAAGAGCGATTGACACTATGAGCATGTATGAGATCGTCAGCATGAACGTGGCTCTGCAGAAACTGGACAAGAAGCACATGCCGCAAGTCACTGATGAAGACTGGGCAGCGGCAGAAGCAATGCTGGCATCTGTTACGGTGAATGACCCGTCAGTGCAGATAGTCTAACACGATAGAAGATAGGGCGCTCATGGCGCCCTGACTTCAATTGCAACCTTTGCTCTTTGCCGCGCTTTCGATGGCATTCACCTTACCCTTAGAAACGGCTACTTGTCCCTCTTTATCGCCACCCAGAGTACTCGAAGCGGGTACACCGATCAGGAAAACGCCCACAGCATCGCCGGTTGCTGCCTCATTCTGTTGCTTAGACAGGCTCGCGAGGGTTGATCGTTCTTTGACCAGTTCGCTAGCTAAAGCCTGACAACTGAGATTGGTATAAGCGGCAATTGGAATGTCGACCGGCACAATTGCATCTGGTCGCTTTGCGCATGCGAATAATGAAGCGCTCAACGCGAGCGCAACTATGATCTTTAAGTTCATGGAAAATCCCCCTTAACCCGTCCAGATTGCATGTAGTGCTTGGATTAAGTCAAGAGGTATGGCGAGGCTATTCTCGATACTCGCCGCTATTCGCGCGATAGTAGTCTTCTTGCGTGATAAGACCTCGCTTTAAGCAGTCCTCTCGCATTTGGATCAGGTGTGATCCAGCCTTTGTTAACGTGCCCTGACAAGCCACCATTTCGGTGCGATCATTGACTATTCGAGATCTTTCTCTCTGCCAACGGTATTCATTTATCCCGAAGTAAGCACTGCCAGCGACGATCACAACACAAGCCGCGGCGATCAAAACCTTTAACCAATTATCCAAGTGAGCTTCCTTATGGCCGTAACCGCTGATCAGGTTGTCGTTGAGCTGAAAGCTGATGTCAATCAGTACATGCAGAACGTTGCGCGCGCGCAGTCCGACTTTAGTCAAAAAATTAGCCAAATGGGGCAAGATGCGGTTAAGGCCGGTAATGCATCTGCAGTAGCTTTCAACGCTGCTACAGGAGCTTTCCAAAAGGCATCACCTGCAATCAAAAAGACTGGTGATGAGTCTAAACTTGCCCAGCAACAAATGCGAAATCTTGCATTCCAGTTTCAGGATGTAGGCACTATGCTCGCCGCTGGCCAGTCGCCATTCATGCTTCTTGCTCAACAGCTGCCACAGATCACTATGTATGGTGGGCAGCTCACCGGTGTCATGGGCGCGTTGAAATCAACCGTCGCCGGACTCATTAGCCCACTTGGCCTAGCGACAACAGCCTTCGTTCTGTTGGGCAGCACTGCCATTTCGTACTTTGATGAATTGTTTGCTAGTGGTGAAAAATCCGAAGAGCAGCTTAAAAAAGAAGCCCAACTCATCCAAGGGGTTGTAGATAAGTGGGGCGAAGCGTTGCCCGCGCTCAAAGCCTACAACGATGAGCGTCAACGTACAGAAAGCAATCAGCAGGTTGAAGACGCGACCGCAATCGCCGTCGAAGAGCAGTGGTCCAAACTTAAAGATCAAATTGGCGAATTTACCGTATCCTATGCCGACTTAATGGCGCAACTCCAGTCCTCTGGCGCTCCGATTGAGGATATTGAAGCGTTCCGCCAAGCATTCTTCGATCTGAAAGGGAATATCGAGGAAGGTAAAGCTACACAGCAGGATTATGAGGCAGTAACGGCGGCTCTATCCAACCTTCTGACTTCAACCAGTATCCCAGCGGTTGCGGAATTTGCTGCGACTATCGCTTCTTTGATAGGGCCTTTGAATGCAGCTGCCCGCGCTACTGCCGAGCTTAACCGTCAAGCGAATATGCAGACTGGGAAAGCACCGTTTGAGGATTACGCAAATAACCTCATTAAAGGTTTTGGGGAGCTTGAGGCTAAAAATCAGAAGTTTACGGAAGAGGCGCAAAAGCGGAATAGCCTTTCAAGCGATCAATTAGACCTTGAAAATGAAATTGCTCGCGTGCGGGCCGATGCTAATAAAGCGGGCGCTGTGTTCAGTGACGATGAGCTCAAAAACCTCGCACAACAGAGCATTGAAGCTGACAAGCGCCGATCAGCAGAAGAGAAAGCGGCAAGAGCTTCGGCTAGAGGTTCAGGCGGCGGTTCGCGTCGTAAATCAGCGGGTTCACCAAAGACAGACGCTTTCGAGAGATCTTCTCAAAGCTATTCTGACAGAACAGCAACGATCGTGGCCGAAACCGAAGCGATGCGAGGTCTAGACGCCACCGTTGATGACTATGGGTATACATTGGCAAAGGCGAGGGCTGAACAGTCTCTCATAAATGCTGCCCAAAAAGAAGGCAAAGAAATCACGCCCCTTCTTCGGGACAACATCAGTCAGATCGCTGATCAATATGCGCGCGCTACAGCGGAAGCCGCACTTTTGTCACAGCAACAGTCAGAACTAAAACGCCGTTCCGATGAGTGGGAGACGGCCCAGAAAGATGCACTGCGCGGTGTCGTGGATGATCTGATTGCGGGTAAGTCGGCGGCGGAAGCCTTCGCAGGAGCGTTGCAGAAGATTGCAGACAAGCTGTTAGATATGGCTTTTGACGATCTTTTCACGGGTCTTTTCAAGGGCGCTGGGGGAGGAGGAGGCGGCTTCTTTAGTTCGCTCCTTGGTGGTTTGTTCCGTGAAAGCGGTGGTCCAGTCAAAAAGGGTCAGCCCTACATCGTAGGTGAAAAGCGGCCAGAGGTTTTCGTTCCGGATCAGAACGGACAGATCCTGCCGCGTGTTCCTAATGTAGGCGCTCCGACATCGCCTGTAACATCCGCAACTACTGGCACGGCTGGAACTGCAAAAGCGCATGTCACTGTCGGTGTGAGTGTCGATAAAGACGGAAACCTTCAGGCGTTCGTTAAGAACATCGCTCAGCAAGAGTCAGTATCTACAAGCCGCGCAGCCTTGACGGCCTACGACAAGCAATTGGGCCAGACGATGGGCTCCAGAATAGTCGCGGCGCAGAGGGATCAGCTATGAGTGATGCAATTCTGTGGCCGTGTTCTGTTCTTACGCCGCGCAATCGTCTTGTTGATCCAGCATATCGTTCAGTGTCAGGCGGCACGGCAATCAATGGGTTCTCACAGGTTGTCGCGTCTGACGCCGGTATCTGGAAGGCGACATTTGATCAGGTTGTTATCCGAAATGCTCAACAGGTTAAGGCTTGGAGAGCTATTCGTGCCCATACCGAGGGTCGGCTACGTCCGATCCTTATCTGCCTGTGTGAAGGTCGTAGACGGCCTTTGCCGCCCGGTGTTGGCCCATCCAATCCAGCACTACCGCACAGTGATGAGGCGTTCTTTGCTGACGACAGCGGCTATATCACCGGCTTGATTGGCATCAAAACTTCGGCTTCGGCGGCATTGCGAGCAACCACGCTGGTATTGTCAAAGCAGTCATCTGCTGATTTGGAGCCGGGACAGCGGTTTAGCATTGGCGAGCGTCTGTACGAGATCAGGAAAGTCGTCTCACAAAGCAATTCTTCGGCAACCGTGAATATCTGGCCGCCACTGAGGGAAGCCATTCATTCCGGGTCAGATGTTGAGTTTGACCGGCCTGTTTTGCGTGTCCGTTTGGAAACAGATGCGGAAATGGATCTGATGCTTGAGCTCAATCGCTTTGGCTCTCCCACTGTGAACTTTGTCGAGGATATGTCGTCATGAGCTGGTTTACGGAGGAAGAGCTTGCAATCACCGAAAAGGGGGTTGTGCGTGTCGCTATCCTTGTTGAGCTCCGGTTCAAGTCGAAAACCATGTATTGCTGGAATGGCGATACATGGCTTGAGGCAAATGGTCAGCTTTGGCAGCCGCTGCATGGTCATGGCATGATTGACGGCATTCCAGTGCTTGGGCAGGGAACAGCAGAAAATCTGACACTTTCCCTACCAGGTATCGACAACGCTACTCTTGCGCTTGCTTTGGCGGAAACAGACATGGTCAGCCAACAGCTGGCTATCGTCTATTTTCAGTTGTTCAACGAGAACTGGCAGACTATCGGAGCGCCACGCCCTGCATTCTTTGGCTTCATGCAACCGCCTCGGGTGTCGAGGTCAGCATTTGGCGTTAAGGATGGTTCTGAACAGACGATCAGTGTTGAATGCGTTAATGCTTTCTACAATCGTTCCCGCCCACCATTTGGCCGCTATACCGATGCTGATCAGAAGAAACGCCACCCCGGAGATGAGTTCTTCTCGTTCGTAGCCGGTACCGTTTCCAAGACAGTTGTTTATCCGGATTTTTGATATGGAAAAGCAAACGCCGAAACCTTATCGACCGACGAAAAGCCAAGTCAGAGGGTTGTTTTCTTTCCCAGAAGCCAGCCCGCAAAGACCTCATAGCGAGAAGCAAGTGCCTCTCCTAAGTCCGCTCTTATCCCATCTTCTGAGCCGCTTCGGATATCTTCTGCGGTTTCGACCATAACATTCGCGGCTTGCTGTTGTGTCAAAACGCCTTGTTCCACCAGTGCTGCGCATAAACGGAAGTTAAACATCGCATTTGCGCCAAAGATTACCCCGTTGGGTGTCTGCCAACCGCTATCACTCATGATTACGTCCTCCCTTTGGGCAGGATGTGAAAACCAATCTCCAGAAGAGTCAATATGACGCCTGAACAATTCATGCTTGCCGAAGCGGGAAAGGCTTTCCGCTACGGGGAAACCGATTGCGCGCAAGTTTGTGCGAGATGGGTTGAACATCGAACGGGCATCAATCCGCTACATGCTTTTGGCCGTTCATATGATGATGAAGGCGCTGCTTCATGGCTCAGTGAACGCCGTCTCGTTTATTCGGTTCGCTCTGTCATGCGCGCAGCAGGATTTGCAGCCACGCTTGAACCCAGAGCCGGCGATGTTGGCGTTGTCGCATCGCAGTCTTTCGCTGCCGTAGCTATCCGAGGAGCATCAACATGGATGTTCATTCAGGAGCACGGCGGGTTGTCATCAATCAGTGCTGATCTTCCTGTTTGCCAGTTGGCTTGGCGTATTCCGTAGGCATCTCAAGGAAATTTAATAATGCCCGCAGCTTTTGTGTTCATATCGAGTGCTCTGGCCGCTATCGGCGCGCCTGCATTTTTGCAGTCTGCCCTTGCTTGGCTGGCGATTGGTTCGAGCACGATGATTGGCGGCGCTCTATTGAGTGTCGGCCTATCGTTCGGCTTGAGTTATTTATCGCTTGCACTGAACAAGCCAAAGACACCTAAACCGGAAGATGTACAAAACAACATCCGCAATGCAATTTCTCCCCGCATACGCCATTATGGACGTGAGAAAGTCGGCGGAACGACCGTATTCATCGAAAGCAAGGAAGGCGATCTGCATAAAGTCATGGCCATGGGCCATGGTCAGGCGGATGCAATTGAAGAATATTGGGTTGATAGCCAGCTGGTTACACCTGATGCGGACGGTTGGGTGAGACAAGAGCCTTGGGATCAGGGTAATGGTTTAAGTCTGCGAATTGATACGCGCATTGGGCTGCCGACTGAGACGCCATATACAGGCATGATGTCGGCTTTCCCTGAATGGACTGCAAATCATCGCGGTGACGGCATTCTGTCGCTCTACGCGTATCAGGGCGCGGTGAAAGCTGATCAATTCCAAGAGCGCTTTCCAAATGGCACTGGTACAATCTATCGCTTGGTTATTCGTGGCTCCCGTGTTTACGACCCGAATGCAGGCGGGCAACTGATAACGGACGAGGCGACATGGAACTGGAGCGATAATCTCGCTCGTATCGCGCTGGACTACATGCACCATCGTGACGGAATGCGTATTCCTCTTTCGCTGCTTACAACGCCTCTGGCTATGGCTGGATGGCGTCAGGCTGTGAATGATTGCAACGATCCTATCCCGCTTAAAGGCGGTGGCACTGAGCCCCGTTACAGGGCGTGGGGAAGCTATACGCTTGAAGAACGTCCAGCCGATGTCTTGAACCGTATTCTGGTATCGGCTGAGGCTCGTCTTGTTCCAACGCCAGACGGCGGGCTCACTATCGATGTGGGCAAATGGACTGCACCGACAGTCACGATAGACAGCAGCTGCATTATCTCCTTCGACGGCGTGGGCCGTGGTCGCGATATACGTAATACGGCGAATATCATCAATGCGATATACACCAGCCCAGCTCATGATTATCAGTCAACGGATGCGCAGCCCTGGCAAGATGATGAAGACGTATCAGAACGGGGCGAAATAGCGACTGCGGTCGAGTTCATCATGTCGCCAAGTCACTCACAGTGTCGACGCCTTATGAAAATCACAGCTTATGATGCAAACCCTTCTTGGGTCGGAACCTTCGTTCTTAATCTCAAAGGACTGCGGATCATTGGTGAGCGTGTGATCCGGATCGTCTATCCCGAATTCGGCATTGATGCATTCTTCAAAATCAAGGACGCTCGCTTTCTTATCGGTGAGGGCGCTGCCCTGATTGGCGTACAGGTTGATGTGACGAGCACAAGCGAGCTTGCATATCAGTGGAACGCTGCTGTCGATGAAGGCACGGCCCCGGCTGCTGACGATGTGACGGTTGATCGTGATGTCCCGCTGCCATCAAACTTTGCGGTTGTTATTGAGCGTCAGAACATCGGTGGCACGACAATCGCGATTGCAAAAGCGACTTGGAACACGCCGTCGAGTAATGCACTTCAAATGCAGGCGCAGTTCAAACGTCACACGGAAGCTGATTGGACTGACTTCAATGTCAATCAGGACGAGACATTTTCCCGAACCGGCGCGCTTCTGGATGGCGAAGATTACGACTTCCGCGCTCGCTATCGTACTCTTGCAGGCCGTACGGGCGATTGGACAAGCATTATCACGCTGACTGCAATTGCCGATACGACAGCGCCCGGTGTCGTCACATCGCCAAATGCGACCGTAGACGGCGGAAACGTTGTCTTGACCTACCAGACGCCAAACAGCGGCAATTATCGCGCTGCCAACGTTTATCGCTCGGAAACAAACAGCTTTGGCACTGCTGAACTGATTGCAACCAAGTGGGGCGCTCCGTCTTCGGTCGATCTCTACACAGATGCGACCGTCACCGCAGGCACATACTACTACTGGATCAAGGCTCGTAACGGCTCTGGTATTGAAAGTGCTGCAACAGCTTTTGGCGAAGTTATCGTCCCGTAGGCCCTTTAATGCTTGGGAACCATACCTTCGGATTTCTTTAAAACCGATAGCCCTAACTGGATTAAATCAACAGCCCTTGCAAGTACGTGGGCATGCTGTCCGGGCGTTGAAAGCACGAACTGACCCTCTGTGCCGTCAGGGAAAGTCATGCAAAGTGCAAGATTATCAGTAAATGCAACGGCATCGATTTGGAGAGGATAATGCGTCCCAGATGGGTCTTTAAGGCCGGGCGTATGGCCAGCCATTTCCAACGCATCAATAGCTGCCTCAAACGCGTCTAAAGTGATCGTGATTGCTGTTCCGTTCTCATGGATCGTAAAAATACCGGTGTTTGGGTCGAACTTGGCTTTCGGGTTCATTTGGCCGTTGCGCCTCACGTTAACTGACTTCTGACTCATACTAAACCAACAGAATGCCCGTAAACCGGGTCATTCGTAAACCTCTAATCAAACATGAAATTCAAACAGTTATCACCCTGCCTTGGCGGGGCGTTTTGCTATGGAGCATTCGATGGGAACCATTAAGGACCTCGGTAATAAGGCCTTTCGTGATTACATCACGGATGGTGTCCCGTCGACCGGGTTTAACAAGCCGAGAAAGATCGAAATCCGCGACTTCGTTGAAGAGGTTGACCGTCTTTATCTTGCTGGGATCGGAGGTGGCGGTACCACCTTCGATACATTGGCGCAGGCCAATTCCAATCTTGGGAGCATTCCTGAGAACGGCGGCGTTAACGTCATCAATGATGGAGCCAACAATGGGTTCTATGTCAAGCAAGGCGGCGTTCTTGTAAAAAAGAGCGATGCAACGTTGGCGGGCTTGGCTTACCAAGTCCTGATGCTCTTTGCACAGGTCGGGTTTGCCACTCAGGAAGCGGCAGACCACGGCATGGTGTTCATGCAGAAGGTCATCAACGGAACATTCGATGAGGATGGAAATCTCGGCGCAGGGCTTCTGCACAACGGGCAGTTTGTAGCGAAGTTCGATGGCGGCGCACTGAACGCGGAATTTGCCCGCTATCACACATCTCGCGATGGCGCGGTCATTTACGGTATCCGTCGCAAGGATGGATATGGGTTTGTCGGGCTTCGTCCTGATGCTGATATCCGTGTTTTTCTGAAGGGTGAGGAAGGCAACCGCACAGTATGGGCATCCGTTGAGGGGCGCTCGCCATGGGCGTTGACGCCTGTACCGGGTGATTATCACTGCCCGCTTGTTGAAGGACGGTTCATTAAATGGATCGAACTTGTTGATGGATTGACTGTCGAGCATTGGGCAACAGCGGAAGTTCGGGCCGCACCATTTGCTCCGACTGTTGTTCGTGTTCGTCACATCATCATTTATGGGCAGTCTGAGAATACAGGTGCCTATGATCTGCAGGTCATCAATTCGACGCCGGTCAAGCCGGGATTTGCGACGACGTTCAACAGCGGTGTCAGAACGCTACCAGATCAAAACCCGGAGGGCGTGGATACGGTTATTGCAGATGATGACATCGCCTATCTGATCAACCTGCGCGAAACCAAACAGCAGACTGGCCGCCAGATCGGTGAAACCATTGCTTCGGAAGTCTGCCGTGTTCTTTATCAGGATGACGGCCTTGATGAAACAAACGGCGTTCTGGTTTCCAACCATGCGATTGGCGGGCAGTCGATTGAGCGGCTCTCCAAAGGCACCGTTCCGTACAACAATATTCTGAAAGCTGTTACGCGCGGCAAGCAGTTGGTTGAAGCGGAA